AAAAATTTAAGATTTTTTTATTAAATAAAATAAATAATTTAATATTATTTATTTTATCCAATAAATATAAATGAGTTATGTTCAACCAAGTAATAATAATTTTAGTGAATATATAAATAAAAAATATAAAAAATATACAATACCAAAAAAGAAAAAATCAATAAAAGAAATATGTTTTCCAAAGGAATTTGAATTACAAATTCCTCAAGAATTTTTATCAGAATATATTAATCCAAAAACACCATATAAAGGGTTATTAATTTTTCATAGAATTGGTGCAGGAAAAACTTGTACTGCAATAAGTATAGCAGAAAAATGGAAAGATAAAAGAAAAATAATAGTAGTAGTTCCTGCATCATTAATTGGAAATTTTAGAACTGAATTAAGAAGTCAATGTGCTAAAAATTCTTATTTAACTAATGAAGAAAGAAAAAAACTTAAAATATATCATCCATCATCTGTTGAATATAAACAAATTATAAAAAAAAGTGATGAAAGAATAGATGAATATTATAATATATATTCATATAATAAGTTTGTAGAAAAAGCAGAAAATAATGAGATAAATTTAAGGAATTCATTATTAATAGTAGATGAAATACAAAATATGGTGTCAGAAGAGGGTAAATATTATACAGTATTATATGATATAATACATAATTCACCAAATAATTTAAGAGTAATATTATTATCAGCAACACCAATGTTTGATAAACCAGTTGAAATTGCATTAACAATGAATTTATTAAAAATACCATTTGAATTTCCTACTGGTAGAGAATTTGAATTATTATTTACTCAAAAAGTTGTAAATAATAAAACTGGTGAGGTTTATTATAAAGCAAAAAATTTAGATATTTTTAAAGAAAGAATTAAAGGATATGTGTCATATTATAGAGGAGCTCCACCATATGCATTTCCAAGAAGTATAATAAAATATGTAAAATGTGAAATGAGTGAATTCCAATATAATAGTTATGTAAGAGTATTAAAAAGTGAAGAAAAAAAAAATAATATGGAATTAAGAAAATTAAATAAAATATCAAAAGGAGATATTATTAATTTACCAAATGATTTTTATTTAGGAACAAGATTTATATCAAATGTTGCTTTTCCAAATAAAATGTCTGGAGAGGCTGGTTTTGAATCATTCAAAGGTAGATATTTAAAATTAGATAATTTAGAAAAATATTCTATAAAATTCTATAAAATTATTAAAAAAATTAATAATGCTTCTGGTCCTGTTTTTGTTTATTCTAATTTTAAAGAATTTGGTGGTCTTAAAAGTTTTATTAGAGCATTAGAGGGTCAAAACTTTAAAAATTATACTAAATTCGGTGAAGGACGAAAACGATTTGCTATTTGGTCAAGTGATGAAAAAAATGATATACGAGAAGAAATAAAAGCAGTTTTTAATCAATCAACTAATTATAATGGTTCTAAATTAAAAGTTATTGCAGGTAGTCCAAGTACTAAAGAAGGTTTAAGTTTTAAAAATGTCCAACAAGTTCATATATTAGAACCATATTGGAATTATTCAAGAATGTTACAAATAATAGGAAGAGCAGTGAGATATTGTTCTCATAAGGAATTACCTGAAGAAAAAAGAGAAGTAAAAGTATATATATATTTAGCAACACCACCAGCGAATATACAAAATAAAACAATAGATCAATGGATTATGAATCTTGCATTAAAGAAAAACAGACTAATACAAGAATTTGAATTAGCATTAAAAGAAGTTGCAGTTGATTGTACATTATTTAAACATGGTAATGTATATAAAGAATTTAATGAACCTGATATTAAATGTGAATAATTTTTAAGAAAAAATTATTCAAGATTAAAATAGACTAATAAACTGACAATAAAACTGAATAAAAATAATATTAGATATTCATAGAAATTTAATAAATATAAAATATCATAAAAGATAACTGGGTTTTTAACATATACTAATAAAGCAAAACAAAAATCTAAAATTATATAATATAATAAAAAACTAATAAACAAATTTTTATTCATATAAAATATGTTATGAAAAAATAAATTTATATAATTAAAATATAATGATTAATTTAATATTGATTTTATTAATACTAATTGTATTATATTATTTTGGAATAGTTAAAGCAAATAGTTTATATAAAAATGGAAATTATGGTTTTGAAATTACAAATGAACCATTTGAACCATCACATTTATTAAGAAAACCAAATAATAATTGTGATATTAATTTTTTTTTAAGAGGAAATAGATATTATGAAAATAATAAAGATAATTTTAATTTAAGTTATGGAGATATACCAACAGTAGAACAAATACCATGTGTAAAACAATTTGATTGGTCAATTCCATATAAAACTGGAGCAAATAATGTAATATCAGATAAATTATGGCATAGTTATGAACCAAGAATGATATTATATGATAATTGTTTAAATTGTAATGAATTTAATAGAAAAAATCATTATAATACACCAAAAGGAATTTCTAAACATGATTTAGCAAATGTTGAATTTTATGAAAATGAATTATCAAATAATATACCATTAACAACAAATAGACACAGTTTATCAAATCCAATGACAACAGGAATGCAACCAATTAAAAAAGATTGTTTAGTAAATGTATTACAGCGAAATGAAGAAATTGGATGTAATGGATTTGGAGAAAAAATATATAATTTTCATTAGATATAAGAGTATAAATAATATATTAAAATTCTAAATATTTGTATATGACTGGTTTTAATAGATTAATAATATTTTTATTATTAATAGCCCTATTATATGCATTATATAGATATCAACAAAATATAGACAAAAAAGAAGATAAAAAAAGTGAAATAGTAAAAAAAGAAAAAAATATTAAAAAAGATAATATAGAATTAATAGATGAAGATTCAATAGATATAGATAATATAAGTAAATTTAGTATTGATTCAGAGAAAGAGGATATATATAAACAAGATTCAGGAGTAGAATCAGGAGATACAGGAACATATAGTTTTTTAGATGAATAAATTAATAAATAGATAATTTATTAATTTAGATTAAAGAAGATAAATAATTTTATAAGAATATAATAAAAATGACAGAAAGTTCAAATTATTTTAAAGATGTAAATTCAATGGATACAACAAATTATGATGATAGATCAATATCCTCATGTTCAACAACAACATCATGTTCAAGTATAAATAAATGTATAGATATATGTTCTGGAAAAATGTTATATACAATACATCATATATTTGAATGTTATTGTTTAATACAATCTATTTTTAGTGAATATAATAGAAAAATTAACGAATTATTATTAATATTAGATGATCCAGACTTAAATAATATTTATATTAATTTATTAAAATGTCTTAGATGTGAAATTGAAAAAGTTATTAATGATGATTGTAAAAAAAAGAAACAATTATGTATTGTTAATAAAGAAATTATTATTGTTGTTGAATGTAATACTAAAAATTTTGGATTTAAATTAGCACCATTTATACCATTAAATTTTTTACAAAGAATAGATAAAAATTGTAAATTATTATATTTTGAAAATGATCCAAATATAACACCATATAATAATAATCCAAAAGTAATATATGAAAAATTAACTAATAAAACTATATTATATCCAGTATGGTATTTTGTTTATGATAATAAAATTTCATCTGATTATGATTATATTATTAGTTTAATTGGCGAATCACTTACTTATAATGATATTTTAGAAAATAGATTATTATTAAAAGATGAAATTAAAATGGACTCTAGAAAAACTATTAATGCTTTAGGTAAATATAAATTTATTTATTGTGTTGATAAATGTGAATTAATTTTAAAAGATCCTTTTAATCCTTCTGAAGATATTTCTCCTTATATTCAAGGTGTTATTGATGGATTATATTCTTTTGAAGATGATTTATCTAAATATATAACAGAAGAAGAATTAAGTATTGTAATAAATAATACAATAAAAGTAATAAATAAATTAATAGAATGTTTAAATAAATTTAATGGAGAATTATGTGACTTCAAAAAGAGAATATGTTATTGTTCAATAGGATGTGAAAAATGTAATAATAGAAAACCATGCAATCATAAACAACCATGTAATGAATGTAAAAAACCATGTAATGAATGTAATAAAAATAAAACACCATGTAATGTATGTAAATAAATATTTATTAATATACTTAAGTATGTTAATAAATATTTATAGAAATATAATATATATATGTTTTTTATAAGCAAAACTTATAATACAATTAAATTATTAATTGCATCAATAGGAGGGATAGGAGCAATAACTAGTATAATTTATGGAATAGTAATTGGAACAAATGGATTAATATATATAATTGGAGGTAGTATATGGTTAGTTCAAACTGGTTTTAATTTATTTGATAGTTCAAAGGTGACATATGAAATTAAACAACAAATTAATAGATTAGAAACAGAAGTAGATAATTTTTCAAATCAAAATATAATATTAAGAAGTAATTTAATTGAATTAACTAAATTAAAAGAACAATATATTATTGAAAATAAAAAATTATTAGAAAATTTTAAATTAAGTGAAAATCAATTAATAAAATTAAATTTATTAAAACATGATTATGAAAGAGAAAATATAAAATATACTAATTTATTAAATGAATATAAGAAATATTTAACTGAAGTAGAAGGACAACAAGTTATATTAATTAATGAAAATAAATCATTAAAAGAATCTCTTGAAAATTTAAAACAAATACAAGAACAATATAAATTTGAAATTGAAAAATTAAAAATAAGTTTAGTTCAAAATAATGAAAATATTAAAAATTTAGAAGATATTAAAAATAAATATATAGATGAAAATATTAAATTACAAAATAATAATACTGAAAATACAAAACAACTTGAATATCTTAAAAATCAAATTGATAAATTAAAAGAATTATATATGAATTCATTAGAATTAATTGATAATCTTAGAAAAGCAAGTGATGTATTTGGTTCTTTTGATAATAATATTCAAGAAATTAAAGATACTGCTATGTCTTTAGATTCAACTCAATCATCGTTCCAAAATCATATTGATGTTCTTAAAAATTTAATTGATAAATTAAAAATTTCCTCTTTTAGTAAATTAGATTCTAATAATGATGGTTTTATTTCTAAAGATGAATTTGACGCTAATATCAATAAATTATAATTATTGAAAAATAGAAGACACTTGTCTTCTATTTTACCTTTTTTAAATAAAATATTTTGTTTTTCTCAGAAAAACAAAAATATTTTATTAAAAAAATTGAATCTAAAATATATTAAGGGTTTAACAACTAATAAATATATAAAATGGTAAATAAAGGTGAAAAGAGCGAACAAACAGATAAACAAACTGAAGATACTCAACATGGCGGTAAGAACAAATCAAACAAAGCCACAAGAGAAGCAGGATTAATGTTTAATGTTAATACAGTTAAAAATTATGTAGATACATTTTATAAGACACAAGGATTAACTAAACCAAAATATTATGGAGGACAAGTAGCGATGACTGCATTTTTACAAGAACTAAGTTCATTACTATTAAGAAATGTATTGAAGATGACACAGAAAGATCAAAGTGGTATGTTCAATGTTAATCGTGGAACATTTATGTTATCAGTATCAAACAATCAAGAACTAAGAAGATATTATGCGAACAATATGGAAACATTTAATAAGAATTCAGTATATGTTAAATCAGAATTAGTAGAGGCAAAAGAAATGGATGAGTTAATGAATACAGTAGAGAAGAATTTGAAACTTACCCCTAAGGCATATAACTTCTTCTTCTATCTACTTGATACCGCATTTACTGAAGTATTGCACACTGCAAATTATTTCATTGAATTTGCGGAAAAGAAATCACTTGATGGAAGAGCGGTAATGTATGCTGTTCAAGTTCATTTTACAGGTGATGCGTGTCAATCTTTATTATCAGAAGTATCAAAGGCAATGAAACTTTCTGGTGATGATGTTGAAATGGGAGGTAAAGATGAAGATGTAGTAAATAAACCAGTAGAACAAACTATGACAGTAAATAATGATTCTGATGATGAACAAAAACAAGAAACTACTGAAGTAAAAGAAACTAAAGAAACTAAAGAAGTAAAAGAAACTAAACCAAAATCGGAAAAAACTTCTACAAAGGAAACTAAAGAAACTAAAAAAAATACGAAACAAACAAAACCAGAACCAATAGAACAAGATAATGATGAATTACCAAATGATGATCAAAAAACTCAAGAGGTAGATGATGTAAAACAAGTGGAAGATAAAACAAAAAAGACTCCACAAAAACAACCAGTAAAAAATCAAGGAAAGACTCAAACAGCAAAAAAATGAGTATTAATTTATTAGAATAAATTTTTTTATCAATTTTATATTTAATAAAAAATTGATAAAAATATATATATAAATAAAAAAATAATGAATAATAATTATGGATATAGATAAATATAAAAATTTATTTATTAAAATAATAAATAATTTACAAAAAGAGGGTTTTATAAATTTAGTAGAAAATATTAAATTAATTCATTTTATACAAACTGGTGGAACAATAGTATATATGGCAGAATATATACAAATTTATAATAAATTATTAAATAGTGAAATAGATAAAGAATTAAAACTTAAAATAATAAAATTATCAAGAAAAATATTTAGTCATTTATATGAAATAAATAATATAATAGAAACAGATAATATTAAAGAAGTAAATATAGATAATATAATAGAAGAAATATGTAAATATAATAATGAAGATATAGAATTTACGAAAGATCAAAAAGATGCAATATATAAGATAATAAATTTTTTATATAATCCAATAGAAAAAACATTTGGTTTATATGGTTATGCAGGAACAGGAAAGACAACCTTGATAACTAAATTAATAAATTTTTTAATATTAAAGAATTATATAAAATCAATAGTATTTACTGCACCAACAAATAAAGCAGTAAATGTAATAAAATCAAAATTTAAAGATAATATTGATAATTTATTAAAATTTAAATTAAATAAAACTACAACTAATACATTAGATAATCAATTAAATGAATTAGATAAAAATGGATATAAAATAGAATTTTTAACAATACATAAATTATTAAATTTTCAGAATGAATATAATATATATGGAGAAAAAGCATTTATAAAAAAAGGAGAGAGTGATTTAAATAAATATGATTTAATAATAATTGATGAGTGTTCAATGATTTCATATGAGATAATAAATATAATTTTTAAAGAATTAAGAACAAATAAAAATAATATTAACAAAATACCAAAAATAATATTTGTAGGTGATCCTGCTCAACTTCCACCTGTAAATGAAAAAGTTAGTGTTATATTTAATAATAAATTATCTGATTTTGATTCAATTAAAAACTTAGTTAAAGATGAAGAATATATCAATTTTGAGATTTTATTAAATGAAATAATAAATCAATCATCAATTGTATTACAACAAATTGTTAGAACAAATAATAATAATATAATTGGAATTAATAATGAAATACGAAATTGGATAACAAATTCAATAAAACAACCAATAATTGGAAAATTTAAAGGAAATAATGTATTTATATATAAATATAAAAATGAAAATAAAATAAATACACAATGGTTTAATAAATATTTAGATAATATTAAAAATAACAATATATTATTATCAAATATAATTTTAACATGGACAAATAATCAAACTAATGAATATAATAATAAAATTAGACATTTAATTTTTAATAAAGAGAAATTAAATGAATTTGAAATTGGAGATATATTGATATTAAATGATTTTTATAATTTAAATGATGAAAATAAAAGTAAAAAAAAGAGATTTTATACATCAGAGCAAATTAAAATTATAAATATTGATGAAGTAATTAAAGTAGTTTCAAATATTAGTATTGAAGTTAAAAATATTTACTTACAAAAATTACCATATTTCAATATTATAAAAAAGAAATATGAGGATACTATTAATATTATTAATAAATTAATTACAAGAAAATATAATGTATGGAAAATGTATGTAAATTTATTAAATGAAACAAATATTAATAATACAATACCAGATACATATATTATGTATGTATTAAAAAAAGAATCAAAGGAATTAATACAAAAAGATATTAAAATAGCAAGTGATAAAATAAAAGAATTAAGAAATTATTATAGTAATAATTATAAAAATGAACTTAAAATACTTGATCAAAATATAATCAAACAATTATGGTATGAAATGAATAAGATTTTAATAGAACCATTTGCAGAAGTTAATTATGGAACATCAATAACTGTTCATAAAAGTCAAGGTTCAACTTATTATAATGTATATGTAGATATTGATGATATATTTAAAAATAATAATATTAATGAATTAAAAAGATGTATATATACAGCATTAACAAGAACTGTCAATGAATTACATATATTGATATAGTTTATGTTATAAAATATATTATTATATAAATATAATATATAATGTCTGGAAATTATATATGTCCAAGATGTAAAACAAACTTAGTTACTCCTTATAATTTTGCAGTTCATATTAGAACTCAAGCATGTCATAGACAACTAACACAAAATAAAACTACTATTAGAACAACTGTTCAACAATTACCAAGAAATCATAATAATAATAATAATATAGTTCCAAAAAATACAACTACACCAAGATCTACTGGTGGTGGTGGTTGTGGTTGTAAAAAAAGAGTTTAATTTATAAATTTAATAGTAAATTTATAAATTCTTTTTAATTAAATAACAAATAAAACATATACATAATACTAATATAATTAATCTAAATACAAAATCAAATCCAATATTACATGGTTCTACATTAAATCCTTCTGGATATACTACTGATTTTAAATTACAATATAAATTACTTAATTTATTTAATGTTGGTGGTGTTGTATTATCTTTAAATCTATTTAAATGTGTTTCCATTTTTTTAGTATCAAAATTTAATACTTGTTCATTATGTGTTACTGGTACTGATGATTCATTTTGTAAATCCGCTAAATTCCATCCTACTTTATTTGTATCTTCATAATCTAATAAGGGACTAAAGTTCCTCTTTAATTCTTCCATATCTAATGCTGGTACATCTGTGAAATTAGACATTCTATATATATTATATCTATAATTATTTATTTTATCCTGTTTATTTGAATCTGTTTCATTCTCATTATTTGGTATTATATTCGTTTTATTATCTAAACTATTATCTTGCATTATTTTTATATCTTTCATTAAGATTTTTTTATTTTTTTTATATATTTTTATTAATTTTATAAATCACTTATAGTTATTTATAATGTTAATGAAATAATAATATAAAAACCTAACAGGTTTTTATATTATTATTATTTATAATGTTAATGTATTAACATTATAAAATTACAAAAAACCTGCTGGTTTTTTGTAATTTTATAATGTTAATGAATCAACACCAAGAGTAATATAATCTTTATTAGATTCATTCATAATTAACATAACAACTAAAACAACTAATAATAGAACACATAACCACATAAATAAATGTCTAAATGACATATTAAGACCCAATCCATCAAAACCTTCAATAAAAGGTAGATTAGGAGATTTTTCATAACATCTTCTTCTTGCAGTTTCATTATCATAAATTCTATCAGCATATAAAGATTTAACATCTAAAGGAAATTGTAATTTATTCATCATATTATTAACACAATTATTGTAATCACTACAATTCATTATAATATATTAAAATAAGAAATAAAAAATTTATAATTTATATTCTTTAATAATTCTTTTAATTGCTTCTTGATAAAATAATTCAAATAGTATAGTTAATTTTTTAAATCCTAATTTATTTAATTCACTATACATTGAATTTAGAGATATAGTTCCATTATATTTATCTTTTTTATTCATATAAACTTTAAAATTATTTAAAATAATTGAATATACTATTTTCTTAAAAATAATTAATAAAGTTCGTTTAAAATAATTAACTGATAATAAAAATGTTATATCAATTTCTGGAACTGGAATTTTAAAATTTTCAACTAAATTATTATAAATTGTAATTAAAGTAATATTTTGATTTCCTTTATGAATTAAATAATTGTTAATAGGATCAATTTCAGTTTTTGCTTCTTCAACTAATTTTGTTATTTCTCTTCGTTCAATAAATATAAATCTTGTTAATGGTATAATATATTTATAAGTTTCAATATATTTTGGTGTTTCAGTTTTTATTTTTATAAATATATCATATAAAAATCTTTTTAAAAATAATACATCAAATAAAGCATAACGTGCATGATGACTACTTAATTTATTAATATTCCATGATATATCTTGGACTGGCCCCATATAATCATGTGTATCATTTAATTCTTTATGTTTTTCTTCAGTTATAGAACCAAAATATAATAAGGCATCATATATAGAGCATTTTTTTTCTTCACCTAAACTACTTCTAAAATATTCACATAAGAATCGTGTATCAATTACTTTTTTTGTAAATCTAATAATAAGATCTTTATTATTATTAAAGAATACAGTATATAAATAAGGAATATCTAATGAATCAGCACCATGTAAAATTTTATAAATATTTGTATTAATCATTATTTTATCAATAAAAAATCTAATATCTTGTTCATTAAAATCAGTTGGATTTATTATCCATATATACGAATATGTTGTATTTTTTAATGAACTATATGTATTAAAACATAATTGCATTAATGCAATTATACGATTATTAAATTCAAAATCTAATCCTAAATGTCCATAATTATATGGATATTTAGTTATATATTTCAGTAAATTAGATTCTAAATTATAACTTAATATATATAATATAAATAATTTTCGTTTTAATATTGTATCTCCTATTGTTATTACAAATGTTATATTTGTTCTTGGTGATTTAAATTCATTCTTTTCTAATAATTTCTGATTTAAATATTTTTCCATTAATTTCCATATTACTATTCTATATGTTTTACATATATTATATTCTGTATCATCTATATTTTTTATTTTATTGTAATCTTTATCTGTTGGTACTCTATCTATTCTTATTATTTTCTTTGATTCTATTTTTACTAAATTTATATAATTTGTTATTACATTATTTATTTTATTTATATTTTCATATAATAATTCAATAGCATCTTCAGTTTTGTCATTATTTATATAATTATATACTGAATTAAATAATTGAGAAGACATAGTTATATTATATTTATAAAATTAAGTTATAAATAAATAATATTAAAAAGGAAAAATTCGTTAAAATGTAATAATTTAATTATAATATAATTTAAAATAGGTAATGAGTAGATTATTAAAATATAAAGAAAGTATTAATAAATTTATAAAAGAAAGAAGTTTAATAGCCGACAAATATGAAAATACAAATCAGGAATTAAATAAATATATATATGAATTAAGGGATACAGATTTATTATTATCAATAATATTTTTAACAATAATGAATAGTCAAAATAAAAAAAATAATATATTATTACAAGGTTATTATGGAGCAAGTTGTATAGAATTTTTAAAAATAATAATAAATTTAATAGATAATAAACAAAAATTTATAAATAAATATGATATAAATATTTATTATAAAATAATAAATTATTTATCTATATGTTCAATTTATACAATAAATCAAAATATTGAAAGTATAAAATCATCTATATCTAAAGAAAAATTAGCAGATATTTTTTTAAATATAAATGAAGTATATAATAATAGTGTAAATTATAACAATATATTAAGTGAAATAAATATAATATATAGTGATGAAAAACCAAATAATAATTTAATAAAATGGTATATAAAAGATAATATATTATTAAAAAATAAATTTATAAAAATAAAAAAAATAAAAAAAGAAATATATATGGAATATTTAAATAAAAAAATAATAAAATTAAGTGAATTAACATTTAGTATAGCATGGATATTAGGATGTGGAAATATTGATGATTTAAATAAAATTAAAAAATTAGGAACTCATTTTGGATATATTTATAAATTAACAATAGATTTTAATACATTAGAAGATGAATTATTAAATTTAGATAATGAATATAGTTTAAATTATATTATAAATTATGGATTACAAGAAGCATATGAAGAATTTATGAATCATAAACAAAAATTTATAGAAGATGCAATGATGTTAGATGTATATAGTATTACAATTAAAGAATTATTAAGTTATATAGAAAATAGAGTAGATATTATAATTGATCAAACTTCACCTGATATTAGATCTACTTATAGTTCAATGAAAAAAATAAATTAAAACTAGTTTTTCAATGAAAAACTAGTTTTAATTTATTTTTTTTATTGTAAAAATTAAATTATTATAATTAGTTTTTTCAAT